TTTACTGATTTAGAAAGACAAGAACTAAAAGACATTATTAACGAGACACTTGATGAACGAGAACAACGTAAAACTAATCAGCGCAACTCCTGATGCAGAGAAGCACATGGCATACTGTGCCCGTGTATCTAATCCCAACAACCAGGAGAATGAAAAGTTCTCTGGTCTCCTTAAGTATTGTGTGAAGCATCAACACTGGAGTATCTTCGAGCAAGCATACATGACCCTGGAGTTGAATACTACTAGAGGAATTGCAGCTCAAGTATTGCGACACCGTTCATTCACATATCAAGAATTTTCACAACGCTATGCTGATTCTTCCTTACTCGCGGAGACGATCCCTCTACCTGAACTACGCAGACAAGACACCAAGAATCGTCAGAATTCTATTGATGATATTGATGCATTTACCCGACAAGACTTCCAAATCAAAATGCAAAAACATTTTGAAGAGGGAATGAATCTCTATAAAGAGATGCTTGATGCGTCGATTGCAAAGGAGTGTGCTCGTTTTGTGCTTCCTTTGGCATGTCCCACAAAAATTTACATGACTGGCTCAGTTCGGTCATGGATCCATTATATCGATTTGCGTTCTGCAAACGGTACACAGAAGGAACATATGGATCTTGCATTAGGTGCTAAAGAAATCTTCTGCGAACAATTCCCTGCCGTTGCGGAAGCAATGGAATGGAATAAATAAAAATACGAATAGGTGATTTATGGCAACATATCCCGTTATTAATAGAGAGTCTGGCGAACAAAAAGAAGTCAAGATGAGTATTCATGAATGGAATGAATGGTGTAAAGAGAACCCTGACTGGACAAGGGACTGGAGCGATCCATCTACCCTTCCCGGTCACGGGGAGGTGGGAGACTTTAAGGATAAACTTAAAAGATCCCATCCAGGATGGAATGATGTTTTGCATAAAGCATCAAAAGCTCCAGGTTCCTATGTTCGCCCTATTTAATCTTTTCTATGCCCACAAAAAGGAAGAACCAAACTCCCGTTCCATTTGGAATGTCCAATAGACAAATGAAAAGAAAGAAACCAATCAATACGGATTTGATGAAACCCATCGAACCGTTAACAGAAAATCAAAACGAACTTTTTCGCTGCTACAAAAACGATCAAAACATCGTTGCTTATGGTGCAGCAGGTACAGGTAAGACGTTTATAACGTTCTACAATGCCCTTAAAGATGTCCTTGACCCGAAGACTCCTTATGAGAAAATCTACATTGTCAGGTCGCTTGTAGCAACCAGAGAGATTGGATTCTTACCTGGAGACCATGAGGATAAGTCATCCTTATACCAAATTCCATATAAAAATATGGTGAAGTATATGTTTGAGTTACCTACAGAAGCAGATTTTGAGATGCTCTATGCAAATCTCAAAGCTCAAGGAACTGTAAGTTTTTGGAGTACATCTTTTATTCGTGGTACAACTCTTGATAATGCAATCATCATTGTTGATGAATTTCAGAACTTGAATTTTCACGAACTTGATAGTATAATTACAAGGATTGGTGAAAATAGTAAGATTATGTTCTGTGGAGACGCAACACAATCTGACCTCATTAAAACCACAGAGAAGAATGGTATCTCAGATTTCATGAGAATCCTTAGAACAATGCCATCGATGGATATCATTGAATTTGGTGTTGAGGATATTGTTAGATCTGGTCTGTGTAAAGAATACTTAGTTGCAAAAATGGATTTGAATTTATGATTTTTGAGCATTGTAATTATCTCGGTGACCTTGAACTAAACAAGAAAGAAACAACTGGCATCCGTCTCTATAACTTACCTAATGGAGACTGGGTGCCTTCTATTACGTCTGTAACTTCTTTTTATAACCGACAAATTTTTGTTAAGTGGCGTAAGAGAGTTGGTGTTGAAGAAGCAAATCGCATTACTAAAAGAGCAACTACCCGTGGTACGGATTTCCATGAAGCAGTTGAAGTATACATGCGGAACAATGAAATAAACTGGGATGACTTTCGTCCTCTTACAAAGTTTATGTTTCATCATGCTAAACCATATTTGGATAAGATAAATAACGTACACGCTATCGAAAGAACTTTGTACTCAGAGTATCTTGGTTTAGCTGGTAGGGTTGACTGCATTGCTGAATATGAAGGAGAACTTGCAGTCATTGACTTTAAAACTTCTGAAAAAATTAAACCTGAGAAATGGTTAGAAAACTATTTCGTTCAAGAAACTTTTTATGCTGCTGCATATTATGAACTAACTGGTATCCCCGTCAAAAAACTCATCACCATTATGGTTACACCAGGTGGTGAAGTTGAGGTATTTGACAAAAGAAACAAAGGGGATTATATTAAGTTATTAGTTAGATACATTAAAGAATTTGTACATCACAATACTGGGTCAGAGGATGGGTAATGAACTAGAAAAAGCACTAGAGAGTAAATTCTTTTGTCCTGCTCGATTCACGCAAGAGATTGAAACTCTTGTTCAAGAAACTAAAAGCATATCATACATTGATGCTATCATTCATTTCTGTGAGAAGAATGGTATTGACGTAGAATTTGTTCCCAAGTTAATTACTAAACCTTTAAAAGAAAAGGTTAAATGTGAGGCTCAAGAACTAAATTTCCTGAAGAGAAGTTCTAGAGCAAAACTACCGATTTAATTTCATTTTTGCCTGAAAAAAATTCCGGCAAAAATTTGACCCTATTACTTTTTTCATGATGCCCTTTGATGCCTATAAGCAATACCTTTCGTTAAAGAATCACTTTACGAAAGATAAGTATGACTATCACAAGTATTGTGGGAAGAGTCGTGCGACTGTCCAGTCTTTTTATAAACGAAAAGATCGCTTCTGGTTTGAGAAACTTGCTAGAGGCAAGGACGATAAAGAAGTAATCGAATTCTTTATATCTAACTTTATTACTTGCACTGACCCAAGTAAACTCTGGATCGGAGAGATGATTCGAGAAGGAGAAGGTCGGTATACTGCATGGAAGAAAAGGAATCAATCATTATCATATATCTTTAAAGAGGAAGTAGAATCTATTTTGATTGAAAATAAGATAGACTCTGCATTCTCAAGTCAAAAAGGTCACCCACTAATCTTAAAAGAATATCTAAGAGAGAATATATCAATTGAGACTATGGTTATCCTTGATAAGATACTTGGATTCAGGACCAAGTGGGATAAAGATCTAAAAGATCCTGTCTGGGAAACCGTAAGTCTTCGAATGAAAAAGTATTCTCCATTCCTAAATATTGATGTATTCCGTTACAAAAAAATTGTTAAAGAGGTTGTATTAAGAAAATGAGTTTTTTTGATTCTGATGTTGTCCGTGCAGAAATGACGGAAATAAGTGAGTTGCAAGATGATGTATATCGTAATGTTTTTAATTTTCCTAAGATGACCAGTCAGGAACAACTTTTTCATGTAGCACTTCTAGAAAGACTTATTGAAAAACAAAAAGTTCTTTATACTCGTTTGAGTTTATCTGACGATCCTGAAGCTAAAAAAATGAAGCAGAACATTCTTGACTCTGCTGCAATGATGGGACTTTCTCCCAACACTGATATGAATTCTGTTTTCAATAACATGAGTAGAATGCTTGATGTTATGAAGAAGCAGATTGACAAAGACGATTGACTCGTCTAGAATAACGAAGTACACACAGACCAAATCCAAAAAATCTAAAGAATCCTATGTCTTTCGCAAATCTTAAAAAGCAATCTTCTCTTGGTTCCCTTACATCTAAACTGGTTAAGGAAGTTGAGAAGATGAACAATACTTCTGGTGGTGCTGATGAGCGTCTCTGGAAACCCGAAATGGATAAGACCGGCAATGGTTATGCCGTGATCCGTTTCTTGCCCGCTCCTAACGGAGAAGAACTCCCATGGGCAAAGATGTACTCCCATGCCTTTCAAGGTCCTGGTGGATGGTACATTGAAAATTCTTTGACTACAACTGGTGGTAAAGACCCTGTGTCTGAGTACAATCGTGAACTCTGGAACAGTGGTAATGAAGCAGATAAAGATACTGTTCGTAAGCAGAAACGCAAACTCTCTTACTATGCCAACATCTATGTTGTGCAGGACAAGGCCAACCCTCAGAATGAAGGTCGTGTCTTCCTGTATAAGTTTGGTAAGAAGATCTTTGATAAGGTCATGGAAGCAATGCAACCTGAGTTTGAGGATGAGACTCCAA